GAGCTATGAAAGAGATTGAACATTCGAGTAAAGTAAAAACTTGACAGATCAGAGAACGGTGATATAATAGATATATGATTCTAACTAAAAAGAAATTTACAAATAGCGTTGAAGAACTAGTTATTCAAAAAAACCTAACTTACATAGATGCCATAGTACATTTTTGTCAAGAAAATCATTTGGAACCTGATTCAGTTAAAGGACTGGTCACACCTCCATTGAAAGAAAAGATTCGCGCAGAAGCGATTAATCTAAGATTCTTAAAAGAATCAAAAGCTAAACTACCAATATAAATTATGAAACCACAAAAACAAAAAACATACGAAAACAATAAACACTTTAACAAACCTAAGAGACATGATGGTCCACCACCGTTTGATGTTTTGTTAAGACAATTCAAAAAGAAGTGTGAGAGAAAAGGTATCGTAGCAGAAGTCCGAGACAGACAGTACTATGAGAAACCTGCTCAAAAGAAACAACGAAAGAAAAAAGAAGCGGTTCGTAGAGAAAGAATGAACCAAATGAACAACAACACTTTGAGTAGACCTAAGTATTATTAATGACAAGTCGTGAAGGATTTGATGCATACTGTTTGTACTTAGCTATTAATAATCATTTTAATACGGAGTCTTATGACTTCTTTAAGTATAGAGGTAAAGTACCTGTAAAGTTACCTGCGTTTCTGAAAAGAAATGATAAGTATCACTTTGCAAAGTTAGCAAGAGAACATAGAGATGATTTAAAAGATTTCTTAGTTGCTAATCTATCTAAACAAAAATACTATGGTCGTAATTTATTAGAACCTGAGTGTGCTGATAACTATAAAGCTTTTAAGAAAAGAAAACAAAAATTGACTTATACTATCACAGAAGACATGAGATACTTACAAGATAAGTATGAACATATTGATATCACACTAGACTCAAAGAACGGACAACATCCTCCAATACTAAAAGAGTTTCTTGGAAGTAAGATTACTGCAGAAACATTTATAGCATTTGATATGATGTTCGGAGTGTTTGAAGATTACAATGAAATGATTCAAGAGAAGTTTATTTGGCCAAAAGAAAATAACAGATTAACTAAACTTAAACCATTCATAGAATTTGAACAAGTCAAGATAAGAATGATAATGAAAGATATATGGATACAGCGTACATCATAGGTAACGGTCCTAGTAGAAAAGGATTGGACTTAGATACATTAGACGGCACAACATTCGGTTGTAACGCGTTGTACAGAGACTATAGACCTGACTACTTAGTATCAGGTGACTCTAAAATTCTAAAAGAAATGTGTGAGTCAGAATATCCTAGAGATAACAAATGTATTTTTCCTGACTATGAATGTATACCACATGATTACAAAGAAATAATATTAATGAACTTTGATTCTAGTTATACAATAAAAGAATCTAATCCAAACAAAAAAGAACATGTTTGGATATTTGGACTAGAAGATGATGTCTTAGATATCATGGAAGTTCATGTCATTGGGGTAGAACCTGATTGGCAAATACAGAATATGAAAGGAACAGTTGATGATGCTATGTTTAGTGTCAACTTCTTTTCTGGAAGTCAAGCGATGGCGCAGGCTTCTATAATGGGTTTTGATGAGATATGTCTTGTCGGTTTCGATTCAATATGGAACTTTCAAGAAGAAACTTATCAGAATATCTATGCTGGTACCAATGCCTATACGAGAGAGAATGAAAATTCTCGATTAAGGGTTGGTACTAATAATCCTAATTCACTTTTAGGATCACAAGAAGCACAGATAAAGAAAGTGATTGACAGATTTAAAGATGTCGATTATACTATATACTATGAAGGAAATAAAAAGCCTTTAGAATATAATAGTTTTACATAATGAATAAAGTGGATAATAAGAAATATAATAATTAAAATACAAGGAGATAAAATGTCATTTAATGAATTAAAGAGAAGTCGCGGTGGCTTCGATAAACTACAAACCGCATTAGAATCAGAATCCTCTGGTTCAGAAAAGAAAGGCTACGGCGACGATAGGTTCTGGAAACCCGAACTAGATAAATCTAGTAACGGATATGCAGTACTTCGTTTCTTACCTGCTGCTAATGGAGAAGAACTTCCGTGGGTCCAATATTGGGATCATGGTTTTCAAGGTCCAGGTGGTTGGTTCATAGAGAAGTCGCTAACAACACTAGGACAGAATTGTCCAGTTTCAGAGTATAACGGTATTCTATGGAACAGTGGTGATGAAGCTCAGAAAGACCAGGCGAGAAAACAAAAAAGAAGATTGCACTATGTTGCAAATGTTCTAGTTGTATCTGATCCTGCTCATCCAGAACATGAAGGTAAAGTAATGCTTTATCGTTTCGGTAAAAAAATCTTTGAGAAGATCAAAGATGTTATGCAACCTCAGTTCGAAGATGAGAAACCTGTCAACTGTTTTGATATGTGGGAAGGTGCTGACTTTAAACTTAAAGTTAGAAAAGTAGATGGTTACTGGAACTATGATAAATCAGAGTTCGCTAATGTAGCTGCTATATCAGAAGATGATTCTGTTATGGAAACAATCTACAACAAGCAACATTCTTTATCAGAATTAATTGCACCAGACCAATTCATGTCTTATGAAGATTTGAAAACTAAACTTAATAGAGCATTAGGTCTAGGTGGTGTGGAAGTGTCTACAGCGACAGCAGAAACGATTGCAGATGATAATACATCAGCAGCGTCTGCGACAGCGACGGAGGCTCCATGGGCAGATACACCTGTACCAGCAACTAATTCAGAAGACTCAGGTTCAGATACCATGAGTTATTTTGAAAAACTTGCTAACGATTCGTAATAGAGTTATAAATACTATGACCTATTAAGGTATTTGGGATTGCTCTTCGTGTCAGAGCAGTAGAGCTAATACAAGTTCAGTATTAGTGGGACAGTTAAGAATGGGGATTCTTGACATTCAATGAGGAAAGATATCTAAGCGGCAGGAGATATCGGTTTAAACGGCGGGACAGAGGGGCCAGTTTTTACACTTTTAATTAAAAACCACCAGCAGCTGCAATAGCTGTTTGATCTACAGGTGATGTATCAGCAACACTAATTACTTTTTTACTATTGTTAACAGTAGTAGTGACATTGGTCATTGAACCACCACTCGGATTAGAGTTACCTCGTCTCACTTCTATTTCTTCGTGTTTATTTTCCATACTAGCTTCATCTATTTTTCCACCAGTATCAGGATTTCTACCTCGTGCATCCATACTTTCATTATATCCACGATTGAATGCTTCAATAGGACCTTCGCCACCTGGCCACAAAGCCATAAGAGCTTCTTTTGCACCATTAGCCATTGCAGATACAAGAGCAGAGATATAACTTGTTATACTAAAAAGAAAATCAAATAACTTAGAGAAGATGTCGGCAAATGAGAAGCTTGCAAGGCCTTCTTTAATACCATCAAATCCAAGCATACCAGCTATCCAACCAATCAAATCTTTAATCAAATCTAATGGCATTGCGATAAAGAACTTTACTAGATTTTCTACTGCTCCCATTAGACCACCGACTATTTTTTCAAATAAATTACCTTCAGTATTTGTAAACCCTGACATAGCACCTTTGATAGCTTCCCATGCTGACATTAATATTGTAAGAGGAAAGAATAATTTACCTAATGTCTTACCAAAGTTCGCGGCCTTTTGAACCATAGGATTCTTTATCAAGTTCTTTATACCATCAACCATAGGTTTTATCTTACCCATAAATTTTTGAAATCCACTTGATATGGATCCTATAGCTCTTGATACAAGACCACCTTCTTTAGGTGAGGGAATCAGAGATTTGACAGTATTTGAAAATGCTCCAAAATATGACCTAATAGATTTACCTGTATTTTTAAAAGCATCTTTTAACTGTTTCGGAAGAATGAAACTATAGATATTCTTAACAGCTAATCCAAGACCAACTATCCCACCAACAAAAAATGCAACCAAAACTGCAAGAGCTACTCTTACCATTTTAAATAAATTCTTAACAAACATTAAAAGACCGCCTTTCTCCTCACCAGGTATCTGTGGTCCTACAAAATCCTGATCTCTGGACATAGCTCGAACTCTTTCTTTTACTGCAGCTAGTTTTTCTGCTGCCCATTGTTTCTTCTGTGCTGCCCATTCTATAGCTTTTTGTCTACCTTCAGCAGTAGCTAATGCGAAAATACCTTTTAAGAAAAATGTACCTGCACCACTCAGTAATTGTATGGCAGTATTCATACCTGGAATTGCTTGAAGTGGTGCTAACAAATTACTAAACATCTGAAAGTCACTTTTAAATCCATCACCAATGTCACTAAATATTTCTTTAGCAGATTTCTGTTCGTTATATAATTTATCTAACCCATCT